AGAGCAATCGTGCAACAATAAAATATCAGAATGAATATCCAGACTATTAACAGTTTCCTAGATTCTTCAGGCGAAATTACTGTTTATCTTCAGAATATTAAAGATGAAATCATGGGAATGTCAAACATTGTGGAAAGGAATTTCCCTGAAGGAAAAGATGCTATAGATGCAGGTTTAAATTCTGTAATGTCTATGAATTATGTCTTGGACAAAATAGAAGACATGAAAGCAAAATACCACCAGAGCTCTTCTTCAGTAGATCAAAAAGAAATGGAAGTTGAAATCCTTCTTTTCTTGGACAAATATAAAGAACTGGAGCTAATGAGGCATGACCTTTTCGGAGCTTTGGCTGGGAGAAAATTGCATTTTGCACCAAAACACAGATCAGATGTTTTCCTTAAAGACTGCCTCATTTCTTATATTGAATATTGCAGCACTCACACTTCAATAATGAACCAGATATCAGACATTGATGATCTAAAAGAAAAGTTAGTTTTCCAGCATCTAACTCCTGATAATTACACTATATACAAAGAAACTACAGGAGAAAGAGCATGTCTGATGATCTATGATTGGAAAGTCTCTGTTGATTCCATGACTGAAACAAAAACCTCTGAAAATTATTACACTAGCGTATGGAAAACATTTAAAGACATAACAATTGATGGAGAACCATTTCTAGAAAGACATCCTATATTTATAACTATTGTTATACTGAATCCAACAGGACCGATGACAATAACCACAACTACAAGCAGAGTAGTTCAAGAGCTTAGAAACTCACCATACAAGACTTTCAATGATAGGAGGAAAGCTGCTGTAGCTTCAAAACTGATCTCTGTTAATTCTCTGGCTCAGCTTATAGGCTTTGGTGCAGATTATTTTAGAAGATTCTATTCAGAAAGTCAAGCCTTTAAGAACTCATTATTGGCTAAAGTGGGAGATTACATGAATAGAACTACTGAAGTATTCTTCAGCCATTGGTCATGTGAATACAAAAAGACAAACCTTTCAGACAATCAGATGAGTCAAGATGTAATAGATGTTATCAACTCTATTCCAAATGAAAAAATAGGTAAAGAGCTACTGGTCCATTTCATGTTTGGAAGTTATCTCTATTTTAAAGAAACTATGAGTGATCTTCATTTGAAAGATAGATTTGAAGGTTATAAAGCCCATTGTGAGATGATGGGAGTTGTGCCTGCTGGAAATGAAGAAGAACTTAAAATGTACTTAAATGACAATGAAGACTTGTTTGAACAGCTATATGAAGGACACCTTGAAAAGATTAAGCATGATGTTTTATCAAAAAAAGAAAAAGAAGTGAATATTGAAAGTATAGAAAGTGCTTTTAATATAAATGCTGAAGAATATCAGAGAGAGTACCCTGGGTGTTTTACAAATGATCTTCAAGAAACAAAAACTAATTTTTCTGTTTGTTGGTCGCCAATGACAGAGGAGTTAGAGATGAATGAGTTGAATTACAATAATGCTGTAATACAGTCATTCAGAGATGCTATAACTGACCCAAAAAAGCTCATACACCATAAATCATATGGAGGGAACAAGTTGGATATGCACTTTTCGAACTCTCTTTACAATTTAGTAAGAACATGCTTGGTAGATCTTAGTGCAGATACCACAGGACATTCAAAAGCATCCATGGAAGATATAGTTGACATTAGGGATGGAAGTATCCAAGTTCAAAGAACTGAAACATCTCAAACCTGGAAAGAAATAGGAAATGTCAAAACCCGAAACGGAAATGAATTCACATTGTCTGCCATGACAAGCAATGAGTCAAGGAAACATTTCTTTAAAGGTTTAAGCTTGATGTATGTTGATATGGGAAGGAAAAGGAAATCTGACATGAAGAATGAACTTAAAAGTAAGATACAAGAATCTATTGCCAAAAAAGAAGAAGATCTTGATCAGGGAGGCGAATATGATGTATCAAAAGCAGATTTCCCTCTTCAAACCAGCCTTAAAGGCATTACACACAATAAAAAATTAATAAGGCATGACAACCCGGATGTTAGCTATTATTGCAAGTCAATGATTGAAGCAATGTACGTCCTTCATGGCATGGACATGAGAAAAGATAGAACAAGCAAAATCAATTCTGTCTATGATGAGTATTGCTGTAATCCTAGCTTGTTATTTACTAAAGGGAATTTAATAGAATCTGAGATGACAATTTCTAAAAACATCCATACAGTCGCAAAAGAGCTCTCTGTTTATACATACAGTGAAGACATGATGCAAATGGCAAAGGGTCTTATGGTGGCTGACAGATTTATGAAGAAAACAGACTTTAAGATCTTAACATGTGCTAATACAAGCATGATATGTTTAGCTTTTAAGGGAGATGGATTGAACACAGGGAAATCAGGAGTCCCTTATATTACTGTGCATAAAGTTGAAAAAGACATACAGCCTTATTTTTCCGCTCTATACACAAAGGAATTAATAGTCTCATTTGAATCTGAAGGTTACTTTATCAATATCATGAGACCTCAGCGATTGAACCAAGTGAGATTGCTGAGTTTATTCAAATCACCCAGCAAAGTGCCTATTTTGTTTTCCCAATATGCATTACTAAGTACAGAGATAAAAAAATGGCTTAATCAGTCATCCATTGATGTATTTACATGTCCAGAAAATAAAATTGATTACCTCCAGAAAATATTATTTTCTTCTGTAATAATAGGGACTGTCACAAAGTTAAGCAGAATGGGAATTTTTGACTTCATGAGATATGCAGGGTTTTTGCCGCTATCTGATTATTCTAATATTAAAGAATATATAGCAGAGAAGTTTGACCCTGACATAACTAATGTTATAGATTGTTTCTTTGTTTCTGGAATAAAAAATCTCCTCTTGAAAATGGAAGGGATTAATTTGAGTAATAGCATAAAACCTTTAACTATTGATCAAGAAAATGACATGTCAGGGGGGATAAAGGATCTAGACATTGTCTGCCCAATTACAGGGTCCACACTCAAAACAATTGAATGCCTGTACAATAATGTTTATCTAGCGATTTATATGATGCCTAAATCTCTTCATACACATGTTCATAATCTAACTACGCTCTTAAGCGTTCCTGCAGAATGGGAACTTAAATTCAGGGAAAAAATGGGTTTTTTAATTGGTGATGAGATAAAACCTAAAAAGGAGATGTTCAATGATTCAGGACCATTTTCTATTAATGGAGTGTTGAATGTGAAAACTCTTTTTGATTATTACAGAAAGAATATCGACAATGTAGGTGCATGTAGATCAAATATAGAAGATAAGGAGGATTTTCTCTCTGCACCTTACAAAATAAAAACACTGACATCCTCTAAAAAATGTTCAAAAGCAGACATTATCAAAAATGCAGAGATAGTGTCTTCTCTAAAATCTTCTTTAGGGAAAACTTCAGATGATATAAAGGGCTCTGACCTGTATATACTTAAAGGTGTTTTGAAGTGTTTTGAAGAAGATAAAGAATCATTGATGAATTTCCTTGAGGTTGAAAATCTAAATGAGGCCGAATTTGTTCACTTTTTTTCTAACATGATGTCTGGCGACAACAAAATGGTAATGAAGACTAATCAAGATAAGTTCTATTATAAAAGCCATCCTCTAACAGTTGAAGCATATATGAAAGTTAGGTATGGTTATTTTAAAACTACCACTGTTTTAAAGTCAAAGAAAGTCAGCGAAGAGCTTTATGATTTAATTAAAGAGTTCAACAAAATTACTGAGATTGATCTAGAAGCACTAGAAAAATTAGGTAGAGGTCTCAAGGGTAATAGAGTCACATTTATTCAACTCCTTGAATTTGTCTTAATGAAGTCACGAACAAATGCTGGAAACACAGATTTTCTGGTTTCTGTATTTGAAAAAATGCAGAGAACTAAAATGGATAGAGAAATTTATCTGATGAGCATGAAAACAAAAATGATGCTTTATTTCATTGAGCATACTTATAAGCACATTGCACAATCTGATCCTTCAGAAGCCATATCCATTTCTGGAGACTATAAGATTAAGAACTTGGCATCGTTGTCATATGATACTATCACTAATTACAACACAGCATTACAGAAAAATCTCGAATGCAAGATGGCATTTTTATCTGCTGACCAGTCAAAGTGGTCAGCATCAGACTTAACTTATAAATATGTTTTGGCTGTTATCATGAATCCTATTTTGACGACAGGAGAAATAAACATGATGTGTGAATGCATAATGATGTATGTTAAGTTAAAAAGGGTTTGCATACCAACAGACATCTTCTTGAATTTAAAAAGAGGACAAACAGAATATGGGTCATATGGGACAGCACTGTCTGTACTGACAGATAATTTAGAAACCAACACTTTCCCTGTTTCTATGAACTGGCTTCAAGGGAACCTCAATTATCTTTCTTCTGTCTACCATTCTTGTGCTATGATGGGCTATGAAAAAGCCATGAAAAGAATGAGTAATTATGATTTTACAATTAGGTGGATGGTTCATTCTGATGATAATGCAACTTCTATGGTCGTTCGGGGTGACATCACAAAGCTACTATCCGACTTCAACTGCAAAAATCTTTCTGAATTAGTGTTTAGAACTATTCAGTCTCATTTTAAAAGCTATTGTATAACCCTGAACCCTAAAAAAAGCTATGCATCAGAATCAGAAGTAGAATTCATTTCTGAAAGGATAATTAACGGTGCTGTAATACCTTTGTATTGCAGACATCTTGCAAACTGTAGCACAGAAAGTTCACACAATAGCTATTTCGATGATTTGATGTCACTTTCTATTCATGTTACAATGTTACTCAGGAAAGGTTGTCCTAATGAGTTAATTCCCTTTGCTTATTCTGCTATTCAAGTTCAAGCATTAAGTATTTATTCAATGCTGCCTGGAGAAGAAAATGATATATCTTCTATCATCAAGGAAATAAACTTTCCATTGAAGAAGAGGGAAATCCCTGTATGTGCAGGCGGGTGGATGTATGCACCTGTAGAATTACTATCGATTTTGGGTCCATCGTCCAATGATCAGTTGATATACTACAAAATAATGCTTAATTTTTTTGGACTTAGAGATTTCAACGGACTTAAGAAAAATGTGAATTCATTAGATTATATAGATATGAGAGTGAATGAGCTGTTTAAAAGAATAAAATGGAAAACTTTAACGGATGAAGATAAGAAAATGGTATGTATGGTAAACTTGTTTAAAACTAGCCTCATGTCAGAAGATTGTGATAGTTTAAGTGTGGGGATGAAGTTTCAGACAATGATCACCCAAATAATAAAGCTTCCTAGTTTTGTTAGCGAAAATTCCCTGCTGAAAAATTCAAGTTTTAAAGATTTTTGTAAATTATTCCCAAACTTGAAAAAGAACACTGACATTTTAAATGCATTAAAACCAAATGTCCAGAATGAACAAGAGTTAAACGAGTTGGATGAATCTAAATTTCTTTCTAGAATTCAGTTAGAAGAACTTAGCAGGCATATGTCTACTCATCCTGAATCATTCCTAATATCTCCAATGAATGATAAAGATTATATCTTAACTAATCTTTATACCTATAGCAGTGTCAGTAAAAGAAATCAAATGTCTAATCAGTCCACAGAAAAGCTTGCACTGGATAGAATACTGAGATCTAAAGCAAAGACTTTTTTGGATCCAAACTCTAAAGAAATGGTCACATATAGAGAAAACATGTCTCTGAAAATGGAAAATATAATGGATGTAGCAGGAAATGACTTTAAAATAATCAGAACAATGTCAGGTTTAATGGTGAGAGACATGAACTTTGAAATGATTATATCTTTAATGGAGAATATAGTTGCAAATGCTTCAATACCAAAAGCAAATTATAACTTTAGGTGGTTTATTACAGAAAAAGTCCCAAGCATCATAGAAGGATCACCTGGTTTGATAGTAATGTCAGCTGTCTATGGAATGGATTATTTAACAGAGTTAGGACTAAAAAAACTCCCATTGACAGAAAATTCAATAGCTATATTGCATGACATTTTTGGTAACAGAAAGACATTTGATGATGTCAAAGAATGTGTACAAAACACTAATAAAGAATATAAGACAGAAGAGTTTCAGAACTCAGATGTGCTTAAAAGATATGTTTTGAGTATAAATTACATGATACAATCTCAAAACAAACTCCTTTCAATAAACACTTGTTTCTCGAGGAAGAATTTCCCTTTTTATTCCAAATACAATCTAGGAAGGACTTTTATAACTAACACACTGGCTATATGGAGTACTATCTACAGTAGACTCACGAATATAAACTTTTACACAAACTTAAACTTTGTCATTGATAGAAGTTCTAGATTAATTGTCTCTTTACAAAGGGATATGAATCTAGAAAAACTGATAGATTGCTGTGCATACATTTCAGACAGGATACAAAGTCTGTTTCCAGACATTACAATAAATTCCATCAAAGAAATATTAAGTAGGTTAAATTTCAATGGAGTTGATTTGATGAAGAAACTGAAATCTGAAATTTCTGAAGTTAAAAGAGCTATAAATAACATTAAGACTTCTACGCATGTTACACTATCCTTTAGACCCCAGATGATTGCAATGAGTAAACATGCTGCATGGTTGTATAATTTTGGATATATAAATGAAAAAGAATTTAAGTTCGTCATAGATCAAATTAGACAAAGTGAAGTTCATTATATCAAAACAGATGAGCAAGACATACGAGGTTACTATGTGTCAGGTCATTCATACAAAATAGGGATTAAGACCCAACACAACTATGCACAATTGGCTATGTCTAATCAAGATATTTCCATACATCTCCACTCTCCTTATGAATTCCAAAGACAGGATGACAAAAAAATATGGGATGTCCATGTGAAATCTGTTTACAAGTTGCTTCAAAAGTTATTGGCTGACAAGCAGAGTGTTCTGAGAACTTTTTTGAATGTCAGGGCTGATTTGCAGCCAAATGAATTTTGCATTCATGAAAGCTCTAATAAAACATTGCTAATACTAATAAATGATACTCCAAGACCAATGACATTGGAAAGGATTAAGTTTAAAAGCAGTTTGAAGTACATACCATCATCAGAATTTGCCTGGAATTTAATGAATAACCAATCAAAATATCAGCTTCGATTAGCTGAAACAGGAGAGTGCTTCACCGAGCTGTACAAGACAATAGATGATAAAGACTGCTTGATGAAGACAATTCTCTCCAATTTGAAAACTAGCTTGGAATATGGTAATGAAATGGAAAACCTCATAGAAGAATCAGTTCAAGGTTTAGATGATCAAGAGGTTATTGACATTGTTAGAGATTCTGTCAATCAGATCCACGATGTAGCTGTCCTCGGTTTAGAAACATCGAAGACATCAGAGGAATTTGAGACTTATTTGAGAGAAAGTGATTTTCAAGAAACAGTTGATTTCCATAAAAATCTATTAGAGCAAATTGTAGAGGAAAGATATGGGCCTGAATCAAGAATAGACAGAGCAGTAGAAAAATTAACAAGATGGACAAATAGTTTGTCTTCTTTTAAAGATGTATGCACCATGCTAAAATTTTCTATGATAAATGATTCTAAAAGCATAAAAACATACAAGGCTAATGGCGCTGATTTCCATTCTTTATCTTCTAGTGAGATAATGACCTCGCAAGGGTTTGACATATTTGAACTACTTAAATTGGTTAAAGCATGTGAAGCTTGCCATACAAGCAATTCTGTATTAAATCTGATAGCTTTTAGAGATATAAAAAATAAGAAATTCATACCTGGATTCAGAAGAAATTTACCGAACAACGTTCATTTCGATTATGAAATTAAATTGAACAATGAAATAATGAACAAATTCTATGAATATAAAACTATCTCTCTCCAAGACATAAAGGTGTCTGACAGAGTCAAATCTGTTTTAGAAGCTCATGGTTTTAGTATAACAGGCCAAAATCTCAAGTTGGAAGATGCTGAACTGGAATTGAACCCTATAGACCTAATTGATGATTCATCTACTTATGATCAAGTTTCAAGACAGATGAGGTTGACAAAGAAAAAAAGTGCATACTTAATACCTTCAAACACACTGCTTTTAGGAGAGTTAATGAAATTCTTGATGCTTTGTATAAGAGGGGAAGAGCATGATATAATGAAATTGCTTAGAAGTCATTTTGCAATGCAACCTGTCAGAGAGAACAGGCTCATAAGTATTCATACGGCAATCATGACATGCAAGATAAGCGGGTACATACAAAGACATTTCTTAAATGATAAAAAGGAAATTGCTTTACTTGGAATTTCTGAAAGCTTAGAGAATTTTGTTTCTTTAGCGACACCAAATCATGTCTTTGAAGAACCATTTAAAGCAGAAGCATTGATAAAGAAAGCTTTGCTGGAGGTTTATGACTCTGGAAAGTACAAAATACTAAAAAATATAAGAAGTTACATAGTAGCAGATGTTGAATTTTTAACAGAAAAGTGCTTGTATTCAAACATGACCAGTGAAGAAATAAGTAACATGATATTTAATGCTGTAAGCAAGATAGATTTAGAGCTTGCGAATCTAAAGCCAAAGAAAAGAAAGAAAAGGTTGGATCTACACAATGTTTTTAATAAATTTCTAGAGACTGATGCTGCTTCGTCAGATCAGGGACAATAAAAAACTAATTTATGGGCAAGAGCTAATTGTTTCTTATTGCTGTATTTAGTTTAATATCAGAAATAGTAAAGCAGAATAAATAGTAAAAGTAATCCTTGTAACAAAGGATAAACTGGAGTCTGACATTAAAAGGCTGAAAACTAGTTATAATTTCCACAAAAAATAGACAGATCTTAATTAGTATTTCTTAATAAATTAGGAGAATGATTACAAATACTTTAATATGTTGCTCGATTGCTCT